GACCATTGACAAGTCTGAAACCACCGATCAAATCGTCCTCGTCAGTCTCAACTGTGATGTTGACTCTGATAAGTTCTCTACCTGTCTCAGCACATGCCTGTTCAACACCGAATGTCTTACCGTTACCACTCATACCAGTAATGAATACTGGATAGAATAGTTTTGATGAGATAACTTTCTTGAGATCAGGGAACTGACCGAACCTAACAAATGTTTTGTCCTTCTCAGGTATTAGATTCTCTACATCAATAGTAGTTTTGCCTAGTCCTACATTTGTAGGTACTGAGACTGGTTCTTGAATGAATGTTGGTTCATTGAATGTTTGCTCAAGTTTTGCCTTTGCTTGAGATACAGTCACATTCCAATGACCACGTTTTGTCTTGTACTTGTTCAAGAATTTTGTAATAGTTTGATAACCGATAGGGTTAGCATCACAATATGCCTTTACCATATCAGCATCAAGTTTTTTACCATACTTTTCCACAATGTTATCAATGTGAAAGTTGCTGTCGTAAGTAGTAGGCATAAATCTCCTTTTGTTTATGTTTCCATTATAGTATAAAGATAGTGACATAACAGTATGTTGTGCCACTATTTTGAACTGTCACATCAAGCAATTTGATTGATGAATTGTTTTACCATGACTCTGTTGGTCTTTTTACCTCTGTTCATTCTCTTGAAAGCGGTTGATATGTCACGCTTTACAGCACCCTCTTTGACCTCTAACTCATCACTTGCTCTGAGTTTGTTACCTGATAAACAGAACCAATGATCGAAAGTATCTGTAGTAAAATCAATCAATCCATTTTTCTTGTTTTGTTTCTTCATTTCCTCGAAAGAGTCAAATGCCTTTCTTGCATATCTCATGTAGAAACCATAGTAATCTCTTTCAAGTATTCTGATACCTAAGAATTGTGTGTTAGGTAGGTCTGACTTTACAGCATTGAGTAAACTACATGTGAACTCTGACTCATTGTGACCACCTGTGAATGTTCTAGCACCCTTTCTTATTACTGTCTCAGAGGGATAAACATTTCTACCACAGAATTTAGTCTTATCAACTATTCTAGTGTGGTTCTCGTTATCCCAGTTAGAACCATACTCAACATAACTGGAATGAAATCCCTCTCCGTCAGTCAAGATTACACAATGGCATTTTTGTAGTTTCTCTCTTTTGATGAGTCTCTTGATAATCTGACCACTTGCTATAATTGCTTCATTGAGTGGTGTACCTGATAATCTGAAGTCACATTCTGGTGTGAAATCATGACTAGAGATAGCATGAGTCTGTAACCATAGTAACTTCATCATTTCATCTAACTCCTTTGATCTTGCACTTGATGTAAGTATCTGAACCATACGGAAACCACCTTCTATAAGCAAATCTCCATGTTTCTCTGTTTGATGTAACTTATGTGAGTCATAACCGTAGTGATCTTGCTTATAGTTGGGTTTCAGTCTGTATGAGTCATTTGTAAAAGCATATACTTCAAATGGTATAGAAACCTTACGACAGAACCATACAAGATTGAATAGTTGTTTTACTGTATCATTCAACTGATAGTGCATTGAACCAGACCAGTCTAGTAGGAATACAAGACCATGATTCTTGCCTTCTGGTATAGTGGTAACTTTCTTGAATATGTCCTCGTTATACTTGTATGTGTGTAACTTGTTCATGTCAAGCATACCTGTCCTTGATGTTGCCTGTCTTGAGTATGAGTCTGCTGATTTCTTCATTTCAAACTCTTTTACAAGATTATTGACATCTTTGCGAGATTTGTTCTTATGCTCAACATATCTCTTGATCTCAGCATCAACACACTTAGTGAAATAGTCTACATGATTTTCGCTAATATCATTCTTAGTGATGAAGTGTCTGTTTAGTTTATCTCTAATGAGATCGAACTCAACTACTACTGAAGCAAGGTTCAATTCTGGTACAGTTACATAGTTGGTTTCTCTTGCTTCATCATCATTGAGTTTGCTCTGAACATTTCCGTCAAATGATTTCTGTGTGTCTGACGTCTCAATGTTGTTATGATTACCTGCTTTATCTTGTAGAGCAAGTGTCTCGTCATCTATCTCGTCCTCACTCTTGTCCTCTACTGGTGTCTCAAGTTGAGACTTAGATGATACATTTGAATCTTCGCCATTTTCAGCACCGTTAGAGGGTGTTTGTACCTGACCATTTTCCTCATCATCAGTCTTATTTGAGTCATCTTGAGAATTATCAAGACTCATGTTTACTGACATGCCATTGATAGCACCTTTCTCATTTGAGACAAGTTTTGCTGATAGCATAGTGTCGATTGATTCTTTTTGATCTTTGCCTAACTTGAACAACTTGAGTGATAGATCAAGAACCTCATCAAATGTATTTGCTTGAGTGATTTCAGTAATGAGTTGATTCTCCTCGTCATTGAAATCTATGCAAAGATATGCACCGATCTTGAAATATAGATTGACTCTATCAATAAGTTTTAGGTCATTGATCTCAGTATCATCTACCTCAAAGAAATTGATAGAATGTAACTCCTCGTATCCTTTGTAGAAGTCTTTGTTCAATCCTGCAAATCTTTGCTTCATCAACTTCTCAATTCGAGCATCTTCCACAACATTTACATAGTCATGTGGAATGTCCTTATACTTATCCTCTAACTTATAGTTACGGTTAGGTGTATGTAATGCGTGACCAACCTCATGTGCTACTAGCATGTCATATACATGTTCGCTGTCGATCTTCCATTGTGGTAGTGTAAGAACTCTACGCTCAACATCAAATGATGCTGTTTCGACATTCTTATGCTCGATCAATAGATTCTCTGTCGCAAGTAGTTTAGCAAGGTTGCCTTTGATTTCAATGTTGACAGTCATTTGTATCTGATGATTTATAACATCATTATAGCAAATACAAATGGTTATCTACCATTGCTGTGACAATATTTTTATTGGCACATTAGAATGATTTTGGTTCTAGTGGATATGTTTCTATTCTCTTTTCTATTGTGTGTGATATTGCTACTTCGTTACTATCTTCATAGTGTTGGTCATGTCTACAATATTTGAGTTTATTAGATAGTTTACTACCGTCATGTTCTACTATCCTTATGTTAGGTGTTATAATTACATGTACATCACGTTTAGGTCTTTCTTCTCCCCCCGAACCACATGCTACTAATATACTCAAGCATGTACCCATGTTGAGACGTATTATTCCATACTCTGGTCTATCCTCTTGACCGAACTCTACACACATACCTGTTTGCCACTTCTCGTCAAACATTTCCGTAGGTTGTTCATTCCATTGACGAAAGTTAGTCTGACCCATGTTTCCTTAGTTGATGTAAATTCTGTGAGTGTATTTCATTCTCGTATGAATAATACTTGAATTCTATCCAGTTGTCAAAGGGGTCTTTTATGGTGGTTCTGTGACATCTTACATTCTGACCATGCAAGTGTGCTTCTTCTGGTCTAATCTTCTTAGGTATAAGAAAATTGTACTTAGAGTCAATTACATTGATCTCAGGGTGTTCTTTGCAATGCTTGATGAGATCAAAGTATTCCTGTCTATCTAAGAATACTAGACCGTTGTGTCTTGGTAATCTTGAGTTAGGTTGTGGAACTGATGTTGCACCCTCTAAGACAGATATGTGATGCCCTGCCATTGACATTATGAAACCGCTAGACCTACCATTATCTTCAGTTGAGATAGTGAACCGTTGGCAAAACAGACACCCCAACACATCACAATACCAACGAATACCCTCATCTATATCGGGTATGGTAAATGCCATGTGCCATAATGTTTTAGTATTCTTTTGTGATAGAATATTCACACGAAATATAGATAGTATTAGTATTTACACACTATGAAAATCTTTTGTAATGGGTGCAGTTTTACTTATGGTGCTTGCCTAGAAAACATACACGATAGATACTCTACATTTCTATCTGATGATGTAGTAAATATAGGACGAGGGGGTCAATGTAATGACCTGATAGTAGATAGATCAATAGAGTGGTTGGAGAATAACGAATGTGATTTTGTAGTTATACAATTCACTATGAATACACGATTTAGTATGTGGAGATCAGGGAAGTGGATAAGTATAAGACCTGGAAAAGCACTTGACAAAATCACGAAGTTTTATTACGATAAAATATATACACAACAATTAGGTATTAGAAACTTGTGGAAGAATGTTTACGCTATGGAAAACTATCTCGAATCACGAAAGATACCTTACTTATTTTGGAAGATTGGACGAGCAAACGATACTTACTCACAATATCGTAAACTATGTAAGAACAAAGATATGCTTATGGGAGACGATTTTTGGGATACCAATAACCCTGACATGTGGACTTATGGTGTACACCCTACTCCAGAAGGTCATCAAGTTATTGCTAATAAATTGAAGGAATATATCTACAAATGAGAAACATTTATTGGGGTGCTTACAATGCGGGTAAGTTTCACATGAAAATGATACATAGAGCATCATGTATAGAACAATTACGATTCAATGAGTCTGGTCACTCATGTAATGTTTTACAATATGATGGAGAGGTAGAGTATGAATTATTATATTACAAAGACGAAAGAGGAGAGATAAAAATGAGAAAGAAACGTAAGAGTTTGACTGCAATTCATAGACTAGATTATGAATATGGAGAGTGCTACAACTACGTTGATGATAGACCAGTAAAACATAGAGATACTATAAAAGAAGTAGATGTAATGCCATATGCACAACATAAAGAGGATAAACATTTCACATTCTTACCCTCATTCAATAAAAAATTATTTGATGATAATAATTGGATTCATCTTATAGAAGAGTGGGATACAGTAAAGATGGCAATGACACCATATCCATTTATTGGTATTCCAACTCAACGTGAGTGTATCAATGGTAAAAGAATTGTTCCTCATGGTGATGCCCTAAAATTCTTAGGTGAAAGTAGAAATTTCGTACCTTATAAAGAAGATGTTCTTGATAGTATGATAAGCAAATTAGCATGTTTTGATAAGAAGTTAGCAGGTAAAAGAGCATTCAAGATAACAGGTAGACCGACAGTATTCAAAGATTTGTTTGATGCCTATAAAAGACATAAAGACTTAGTGTGGTTACATCTTGATGACATAGTAAATGAAGGTAGGAATATAGAGTATAGATTGAGAGAACTCAAGATACCATACGAATATTTCAATCTCGACAAAGATGACTATGCTGTCTTTGGTTGTACAGCAGAATTACCACACGAATACACGCACCCTGACTGGGATTTGAAGAATGAAAAGACTTATAATAATTGGTCAAAATTGAAACGAATGGCAGAAGAATATATATCTGTGAGACAGTTGAAAGATGTCCGTCTTGATGCTAAAATAAAACCATGAGTTTCAACAATAAACGAATAACCGCAGTTATCCCTGCACGAATGTCCTCTGGTAGATTTCCTGGAAAACCTCTTGCGAAAATCAATGGCAGAGAAATGGTGCTGATGGTAGCAGATATAGCAAAGCAGTCAAAATTTATAGACGAAGTTCTTATTGCTACTGAGGACGAAGTTATCTGTGATCTTGTAGACAAAGAAGGATATACAGGTGTGATTACTGGTAAACATTATACATGTACTCATAGAGTTGCAGAAGTTGCACAAAATCTACACACCGATTTTGTTTTCAATATTCAAGGAGACGAACCATTGACGAAACCTGTATGGTTAGACGAAATGATAGAGTATGGTGTCACTCATGATATTGATGTACTACAGTCATCAAGAGTGTTGGAAGATGGAGAGATAGATGATGAAGATGTTGTGAAGATGGTAGTAAATAATAATAGAGTCATGCACATGCAAAGAAAATGTGATGTGGTATGTGATAACATAGTCACTCAACTAGGATTATATCTTTATAAGATAGATGCAATTAGAGCATTTCCTGATCTTGACATGACATTTGTGAAATATTGGAAAGGTCTAGATACTATTGGTTTCTGTGGTAAATATGATGTAGTGCCTTTTGACCTAAAATGTGGTAAGATAAGGGCAGTTGATCGTACATGGCACATACAAGAGGTAGAATGGTTGCTACAAATGCAAAGGGAATCCAACTAGGAGCAAATTATCTAAAAAAATCAAATCGTATTGCTTTGATTGGTAATGGTGGTAATCTTGCGATTGCTCAACACATGGCGAGTGACATATATCGTCATACAAATAAATTTTGTTTTGCTCCTGATGCTATCAATACAACAGCATTAGGTGGAGATGGAGACTGGAAGAAGAATTGGTTAGATTATGCCTGTACAAATGCTGATCTTATTATAGGTATTACTTGTCGTATCAATAGTCCTATGGTGGTGGCGTTGGAAAGAGTCGGTGTCCCCGTACTGCTCATTGCTCCAGAAGAACACCCTGTTCTTGATACTATTACCATAAACAGTTTATATTACCATGAGTTTGAGATAAATGCTCTGTCTGCAATATATTTGATGATAGCCGCTGGCGGCTGGGAACTACCGTTGTTGCCTCATAATGTTGAGTCACGTGATGGAACAACTTATGATGATATAACAGAAAAAAGAGATGACATATATTGTATTGATATAGATGGCACACTGACTGAACCTCATGATGGTAGTCCATGGTCAGCAGTTCCTCGACTTGATAGAATTGCTAAAGTAAATGAATGGTACGATAATGGTTATACAATATATCTTATGACAGCAAGAGGGTTCATTCATAGTACTTCAAGGTATCCTCAGGATATTATAGCCCAGCAGGCCGAAGCCGATTACCATTGCAGATCAAGAACCGAAGCACAACTTAAGAAGTGGGGTGTAAAGTACCATAAGTTGTTCTTTGGTAAACCTAGAGCAAACAAATATATTGATGACCGTGGTGCAGGTGATAATTTTTTAGATTAGAGTAACTCAAACATACTTTTACCTTCAGTTGTTATACTATAATCCTTTGGTTTATGGGATAATATCCACTCGTATGCTTGTTCCCAACTTTCCTGCTGGTGAAAAACTCGATCCGGTTCTAAGAATCCATGTTGTTGTAAGTCATTGAATAGTACTATAGGACTCTTTATTACATCAAGTCCTAGAAATGTAGTGACCATGTGTGATCTGTCACCTGGATCGAGCCGCTGCCAGCCGCAAGTCCACTCAAAGAAATCTTTTTGCTTCTTGGTAAGATAATCATATCCCCACTTCAGATGATTCAGCACAACTTCCATTTCTCGCTCCATTTCATGCTTTTGTTTAGTCCTATATTGTTTTATGTTATCGTATATTATTACATCTTTTTGTAAGAAACCACCATAATATATGTCAGTGCCTGGCCAGGGAATGTAGATGTGCTGGTGCTTCAGGAATAACTTACTAAGAGTTTCTTGTCGTATGATAGGATTACTCATTTGTATCATAGTATAATCCTCTGGTATGTTAATAAGTTCCCATTGTTTCCATATATCACACTTCCGCCACGGCAGCAGGACGGATCTGGGCTTCGGAGCATCATGAAGTAGTTGTTCTACTTCTTTATAAGACTCGTCTCTTATGGTAACTTGATCGTCTCGTGGTAAAAAGAATAACGACCCTTCAGGTTCTCGCTGCTGGGCTTGGATCGCAGCTCTGCCCAGTTCCCACAGAAATGGTGCTGTACCATAATAACTCTGTACTTTAGTAAATCTATTACTCTTTATCTTATCATGATGATGTTTTGACCATGTATAAACCTTATCGCTGCGAAATGCTTGCTGGTTGGTATAAAGGAAGTCAGGTCGACCTATTGCTTCACGACATACGCCAGGTAAAATTCCAAATAAAAACGAGGTATCAGGGTTTTGACCCAAATACCTCGACATGGTATGATGCCATTTATCAGATTGTTGTGCCATAACGAAAAAGAAGACGCAACGTTACGCCATTCCACCACCCCATTGCCTGTCTGTACCGTCAGTTGTGGTACGATAATATCCTACATGCTCTGTTTTCTCTATCAATATACTATCAACTTCATCGTCAGATAATACTCCTTTCTCAAGTAGTAGCTGAACTAAACCTTCAGTAGAAACTTCAATACTATCTTCGTAGTATGGTGTCCATAACGTATGATGTTCATAATCTGCTATAGTACCATATTGCCCTGCTAAAGCATTTGTATATAATGTCCTCGAATGATCTACAACGTCAGTTGGAGAACAAGTATAAGGAACCCAATCTTCGTCAAGAGGAGCAAAATCAACTTCCAAGTCAATCATGTTCTTCTCAGGATTTGACCACTTAGGATTTCTTGCTGCTGCTATTTCGTAATTAGTTGCCATTTGTTTTTATGCCTCCGTAGTATTTATGAGTAACGTAACCATAAAGTAGAACTGTAAGCAACAGTTGTGTTGACTGTGACTGAGTTCACTGTGACGTTTACAGAAGCAGTACCGTTGATTGTCAAGTTATCTGTTGGTATATTACCAGTAACAGCTAAGTTTTCAGTTGTTACGTTACCACCAACACCTACGTTTTCTCCACCCACGTTTACAGAACCACCAACTGCTAAGTGTCCAGTTGGAACTCCTCGGTTCACGTTATATGAACCACCTTTACCACCTTGTATATTACCAGCGACGTTTACGTTTGTGTTACCTTGAACATTACCACCTTGCAAGTTACCCTGTAAGTTACCATGAATATTACCCGAAGATAATGAGGTGTTACCTTGAACATTACCACCTTGTAACGATAAGTTTCCACTAGGGTTAGCAGATACGTTACCAGAACCCGAACCAGAACCAGTACCTGAACCTGAGTTCACGAGTGCAGCACCTGAATCATAACCCATGCAACGCCAGTTACCCGAAGGTGCTGAGTTTGATTTTCTTCCTGTTGCATCACTATAACGTAGTGATGACCCTGCTACTGTTGAGCCGGGGTTAGTTGCTGAGTTCTCAGCACCTGATTGTTGTAAGAATGCGTATGTACCTACGTCTCCAACACTAGCGTTAGCGTTGACCGTAGCGTCAAGAACGATACTTGCGGTATTGATCGCACTTATTCTTTTATCTGAATCAACCGTAATTATGGGAACTGCTGACGCAGAACCGTAGTTACCGGCACTTACGTCGGTTGTTTGGTTTACGTTTGACCCAGTACCGTATAGAGCCATTGATTTCTAATCTCCTTGTGTTACTATTTAGGCGGTAAATACTAGACTTCTTCTAGCATAAACTTATACTTCTTACCACTTCTTCTGTTAGTAAGATAAAGATGTTCCTCACCCTCTTCGATAAGGTAAGAACCCCAAGAGCCATCAATGGTGTTTCCACCCTTGGCTTCGTTGGATAAGTCTAAGTCAGAACTGTAGACGTTTGCCCATCTTGTACCCGATGCTCCTAAATCACGAGTACCGTTGGCGTTTGGTAATATATTACCTGAAACTGTCAACGTACCAGTAAATGTATCGGAAGCATCTGATCTTAAGAAGGAAGCAGAACTGATACCATCAAGAGTATCAGCATCAAGACCTGATCCAGCTCCGTCAACAGTCTTGATAAGTGTCAAGATTTGCGATGCTGTCTGATCTGCGGTAGCCCCCGCTTCAATTCCGTCTAATTTTGATCCATCACTTGCTACATCTCTACCGTCCACTGTACCAGATACAGTTATGTTACCAGTAACATCAATACCTGCGGTAAAGTCATGGTTTCCTGTCGATGTGATAGGGCCATTACTTGCAACTGCAACTGATGCCGAACCGTTTGCGATTGTTGTGCTATCAACTGCTGTTGTTGAGGTGTTTGTTACACGACCTTTAGCATCAACAGTAATGATTGGGATTGCAGTTGAAGAACCAACTGTTCCGGCAGATACACCTGAGTTTGCAAGTGTAACCGCACCACCTGATGAAGCGGTAGCGTCTCCAGACATAGCACCATAGATGTATGTCTTGACTCTACTCATATCACAACGTCTATTGGTTCCACCACCACCATCATCAACGATGATCTCGTCAGTGTTTGCTAGTGCAGCACCAATATCTGTACCACCGTCAATGTTCAACGCTGATAAGGAAACCTTATTCGCATTGTCGATTGTTCCGAGGTATGTGTCATTGATTGCAGTTCCCTGCCAAACACCAGTTCCTATAGTACCAAGACTTGTTAGTGATGATGATACAACAGATGAGCCAAGTGTTGTAGCACTCAATATTGAAGTATTATTTACCTTCAATACCTTACCTGATGCTAGGTTGATGTTCTCTGAAGAACCCCAGTTATCGCCTGTTGCTTCAAAGTTCCATGTTTTATCTCCGTCTCCAGAGTCAACTGTGAATCCTGCACCGTCAGCAGCTGCATCATCAGCAGCTCCTGTAGCAACTTGGAAGTTCTTATCATCAATGTTTACCGTAGTAGAATTGATTGTAGTAGTCGTTCCATTTACAGTCAGGTTACCTGAAATGATAGCGTTGTCGTTGATAGTTGTAGTACCACCATTCGAGTCTATCGTAAGATTACCAGATGATGTTGTAATAGTATTACCATCAAGTGATAAGTTATCGACAGTTGCAGATCCTGAAACCGCTAGAGCTCCAGCTATGTTAGTACCATCTAAGTTTGTAGTACCATCAACGTCTAAGTTTCCATTGAAGTCAGCATTTCCTGCCAATGTCAATGATGATGCCATGTCAACCGCACCATCTATATCAACAGCATCTAAGTTTGTAGTACCATCAACGTCTAGGTTTCCATTGAAATCAGCGTTCCCTGCTAGAGTTAGCGTAGATGCCATGTCAACAGCACCGTCAATGTCTACAGCATCTAAATTAGAAGTACCATCTACATCTAAGTTTCCGTTGAAGTCAGCATTTCCTGCTAGTGTTAGGGAAGATGCCATGTCAACAGCACCGTCAATGTCTACAGCATCTAAGTTTGTAGTGCCATCTACATCTATGTTTCCACTTAGATCAATACTTCCATTGACTGTTAGTGTTGAACCGTCAAATGTTAGGTTGCCTGAATCTTCTAATGCACCAGATGAACCCGCTATAACAACACGATTGTTTGTTAGGTCACTAACTGTTGCTGAAGATAGAACTGTCTCTGCTCCAGAGATGTTTGCTCCACCGTTACCGTCTATCGCACCAGTAACAGTAAGCCCAGCACCAACTGTTGCAGTTGTGGATACTAACTGAGTTATAGTACCAACACCCGAAGCATTCACGTGTGATAATGTGGAACCTCCCGTTATAACTATTCCTCCAGTCACATCTAACTCAGTGGTAGTAAGGACTCCACTACTAAAGGTTAGATTACCACTATCTTCGATCTCTCCTGATGTACCAGCTAAGACAACTCTCCCTGCTGTTAGGTCAGATACTTTTGCTGTATCTGCTACAAGTGTGTCTATATTTGCTGTGCCATCAATATATAAATCTTTCCATTCTAAACCAGAAGCACCTAAGTCTCTAGCGTTATCTGAGCTAGGAACTAGGTCACTATCAAAACGACCTGTTGCTGTTATAGTATCACTCGTTGCGTTTCCTAGATCTACGTTACCATTGATCACGCCATTGCCAGTAACCGTTAGGTTTCCAGCTACTGTTGCATTCTCGTCAACAGTTAGTGTGTCAATCTTTGCAGTACCATCTATGAATAAATCTTGCCATTCTAGATCAGATTGTCCTAAGTCTCTTGCTCCGTCTGTGCTAGGAGTCAAGTCACTATCAAAACGACCTGTTGCTGTTATAGTATCACTTGTTGCATTTCCTAAATCTGTGTCTCCTGTTACTACTATGTTAGTAGTTGTTAGGATTGACCCATCAAAGGTTAGATTACCACTGTCCTCTAGTTCCCCAGATGAACCTGCGATAACGACCCTATTATCGGTAAGGTCTCCGATTTTTGCTGTGTCTGCCAGTAATGCATCGATGTTTGCAGTACCGTCAACGAAAAGGTTGTTCCACTCTTTAGTAGCTGAACCTAAATTATATGTGCCATCATCATCAGGAATAATATGTGAATCTACTTCACCACCAAAGACAATATTATCAGTGTTCGCATCCCCTAAAGTTAGTGTGCCTCCGTTGAAGGTAGTCGTACCAGTAACTTCAAGGTTACTGTACATAAAAACATCAGAAGCAAAAGTTGATACACCAACGTGTGAGGAAAGACCCGCCACAACTTGTTGATTCTTTCCACCAACCTTGGCTAGTTCTCTTGCCCTAGACATAAGTTATTATACCCTAAGTTATTACTATTCCTATTTATACTACCTTTATTCTAAATGCTAATCTTTGAGTAATTTCAGGAGCAGTAATGCGTGGTGGTGCTGAAATATGAGTGGTATTATGTTTGTATACTATAATACGACCTGGTTTATTACCAACCACTTTATCCGGCCAACCTAAGTTATAGCCACGCTTCCAATGTTTAGCACCTGTATCCTCTTCATTAAAAAATGTTATCTCTCCTCCCCAATCAGGATGCCATTCTTTATTCAATACGAATAGTACTGTATAGTATGGGTCATCATCTTTTGCTCTTGGATCAGTGTCCTTGTGCATTTGACCACTTCTCTGACCTATCCTATCATTCTTCATAGGGTCAGTAGAACGACCATTCAGGTAGCAGGTGAATCCTCCAGCAGCGTCAGTCTTTTCTATGTTATACTTATCGTAATATGACTTACCAGATATAAAATAACCAGTAGGTCCTGATAAACCAGTTATCGCTTCCTTCAGCCCAGCATCCAGTGTTGCTTTACCATCAAATAATTGATTGTTTATAGACGTGAATATATTCCATGCTTCTTTGCAATGATTTTGTACAGATTCATTGCTCCACCCAATTGGGTGTCTGTACATTGAAAACCTGAATAGTGCTATCATATCCTCTATTGAGGTTTCAGCACCTAACACATGTTTACTACTACTTTTACCTGATAGTTCAGGTATGTATTCCTGAATCGAAACTCTCCTCGGTTCTCCTGTTCTGAGTAGTTTCTTTTTCTTGTCTAGTAAATGGGTCATGCCTATCCATTTACAGTACCAGCTAACGTTCTGTGCCCAATCATACATTGAGCTGTGCATGTCTTCACTGATTAGACCATCGTAGACATTGACGTCAACCATAGTATAAGAGATTTGAATTATATAGCATGGCACTACTATTGGGAGTTGTGCGGTGTCCCTTCTCTTATACTTCGGTTAGATTGATTTTATATTTCTTACCCGAAATGTTGTTTATCATGTATATATTATCTTTACCTTCTTGTAATGTCCAGTTACCTTCACTTCCATCAACGTCATTACCACCTGTACCTACATTACTGAAGTGCATGTCGGCAGTAAATACGTTTTGCCAACGTGTTCCTGCTGCACCCAAGTTTCTGGTAGCGTCTACGTCTGGTAACATATTACCAGTCATCGTAATATCACCAACACTTATCGCAGGAGTACCAGTAAGACCAGTAGCATTACCTGAGAATGTGGCAGCAGTAAGAACATTTGTGCCTGGGTTCCACTTAAGATCTGAGTCAGTTCTCAAGTCCTCATTACCAGTCAGAGTATCTACAAATGTAAGGTAATGATCAGCAGAAGTTGTGTTAGTTGCAGTCAACTCGACTTTATCAGCGATCACACTTGTGAGTGCTGAACCATCAAGGGCTGGTAATGCTCCTGATAATTGTGCTGAAGGTAGGTTTGTAAGAGATGCTCCTGAACCTGAGAATGTGGTAGCAGTTGCGATACCCGCAGTTATAGTACCAGCCGTCTCTATCGTAAGTCTCGCTGTACCATTTACTGAATTTACTATATTCAGTGCAGCAGTCTGTACAACTGTGTTACCAGTTTGGATCGCAGTTGCATCAATACCCGTAAGGTTTGCACCATTTCCATAGAAATGTGATGCAGTTATAATACCACTAGCATTGACTGTGGTAGCAGCAAGTTGACCTACAGTGGATACACCTGATGAGTTTATGTCACCAGTAACGTGCCCATTTAGTCTTCCGACGAATCCAGATCCTCCGACTCCATTAATACCCGCCACAAAACCACCAATAGCAGTGGCAATACCAGATACATTAATATTTGTTCCATTGAAAAATGCTACAGTAGATACACCAACGGAGTTGAGTGACCCTAAGAATCCAAAGCTACCAACAGGTGCTACGAATCCTTTTGAGGTAGTTACAATACCCGTTGCTTGTATTGTATCACTAAAGAATTGATTTGCGGTAGATATACCAGCAGAATTGAAGTTTCCAGTCAATCTACCTGTCACGTCTCCAGTCACATTACCTGTGACATCTCCTGTCACATCTCCAGTTACGTCTCCAGTTAGATCTCCAGTGAATCCAGCAGTAGCTGTTACTCCAGCACCGGCTAAATCTCCCTTGAACCCAAGACTTGATGTTATAATACCACTCGCATTCACATGCTCAAACTGTCCGTTCACCTGAATGCTGGCGATACCCACTGATACTTGGTTTACAGTCAAACCAGCACCAACTCTTATCGTACCAACATTACCAAAACCGAACGTACCATCTTCATTCTGTATATTAGTTCTAGCATCAGCCGCAGAGAATATACTTACAATACCTGACTGACCTGGTTCTGGGAAGAATGATAAACCAGCACCTACTTTGAATGTTGTTATACCTGTCGCTCTCGTAAATCCATCAGCGTCCATTACATCATTAGTGGACTTGTTGATTTGCATGGTAGCAATACCAACCTCTATACCACCACCCAAGTCTAACTTCATCTGAGTAACAGTAACACCATTACCTTTGAAGTTTAGTTTTGTAATTGAACCAGCAAAACCAGTTGGAGTTATCTCATCTTTCTGTACTTCTATACCATCAACACTACCAGACGGTGCTCCTGAAGGAACATCCCAAAATCTTTCGCCCTCTACAGTACCGTATAGTACCATATTATTATTAGCGGGCAGTCCAAGATTAGGTTCTGCCTCTTCCAATCCAAGGAAAGCAGGAAGACCTGGTGTCTGTTTTCTGTGTGTGGATAGTCCAGCGTATGATGTTACACCAACTCGCCCAGATAATAATCTCATCTTACTTTGCGTTCTCTAGTATACTAATAATGCACTTCATAGTATTATTGTTATCCCCCTGAATTTTGAGGATATCACCTGTCTCCATAACGAGACGTCCATCAATGAATGACATAGCATCCTGATGTGGAATTCTGGCGTTCTTTACAAGTTCAGTATCTACTCCACTTCTACTGTGTTGTACAGTAAATGATGTTATAGATGAACCCTGTCCAACGTTTGATACGTTGCCGAATATTACAAGTGACGCTACGCCAGGAGGGCAAGTGTAAATACCCACTGCTGCGTCTGTCACGGTATGCGTAATAGTCTTGAATTTATTTAATGGAATCGCAGCCATCTTACATTTGTCCTCCTAAAGCGATGATTAATGGGGTAAGCGTTGCTTGGATACTCTTGTTGAAAGCATCTCCAGATATAGTTCCTGTTTGTTGATTGATAGTGAACCCATCGCCAACCTTAAGGTTTCCTCTCTCATCAGTAGACGTATAGACTACTCTACCTCCAAATTCAGATACTGTTTCATTCTCAGGAATGGTAACACCACCGTTTCTAGGTAGTGCAGCTGGAATAGTATGTCCAGAACCAACGAATTCAAATGTATATGATGACGCAAGAATAAGAGACTGTCTTGCGAATGGAACTGTTGACCCTACGCCCACATTAGCAGGAAGTGTTTGGTCAATAGTTATAGTAGAAACACCAGCAGTAACAGGTGTCGCACTATTTATAGTAAAATAAGTAGGTTCAAGTTCAGCAGAAGCAGTAGCTGTAACTCCTGTGCCTGGTGACGCTATGGTCACTGAAGGTACAGCTCGATACTGTGATCCAGTAGCGAACATATTGACAGCAGTTATACTACCAAAACCACTGACAACTGCAACACCCTCTGCGTTAGCCCCGTTAGGTCCGGAAGGTGCTCCTATGGTCACGATAGGAGGATTCGCAGAAGTATAACCAGAACCAGAGTTTGTTACGTTGACTCTGACTACCTCGTTGAATTTCTCTCCAAGATATAATACCTGACCTGAGTATGGTCTATCAGTTAGACCAGAAACTGTAACTGTGTTATCTTCTTCCTCTGCTGTTGCTGTAAGAATACCTGTCTGATTTACTGTACCAACACCTGATGCAACTATTCCAAACGTACCAAATGATGCGTTAGAGTTGTTGAGGTCACACTGTCCACCTGATACACAACTGATTGCATACTCATCACATACGGTGAATATCGAAACTAACTGTGCATAACCATCGTTGGATATGGTAACACCGATACCACCTTGGTTGTACTGTGTATATGAGTCAACAACCATTGACTTAGTACCATCAGCATGATCTCCATTTATCCTCATACCGACGCTGTTAGGTACAAAGTTTGTACAGTTTCTGACGTATGGAGACTGAGTTATAATACCAGCAATTCTTGCATGACTTCCTGCATCACCAACGTTGAAGGTAATAGTATCAGTAGTGTGTGCTGTAATAGCAGTGAATATACCAGCTATTGGGTCTGATGCTCTAGGATATGGATGGTTGGTAGCATAATAGTCTTGCTCACACTGGAAATTGAGTGATGATGTTACTATACCTACACTGTTTGAATTGTTTAGACCATGTCCTGCGGACGTAACAGTAGTAACACCTGATGTTGGATCGTATAATATCGCTGTAGGTGTCAGTGCATTACCAGCATGCCAGTTAGGTCCTACTTTTATACTATCAACACCCTTCACAGCACCCACATTGACAGTTATAGTATCACTGGTAAACGCTGATATAGTAAGTGCTGTATTGTGTGCTGGATCTCCAGCTCTTGGATATGTGTGGCTGGTAGCATGGTTGTCAGCATCACATGTAAATGACAGTTTGTTTACGCCAATGGTGATAGTATTGCTAGTATCAAGTCCATGTCCTGCACTTGTTATTACCAAAACTCCAGTCAAAGGATTATAAGTCGCACCAGATACAGACTTACTTCCTCCACCTGTCACCGTAAATGCATTGGCTACTGTCCCACCATTGTAAATGTGTGTTCCTGTGTCTTTATTCCATCTATGTCTATTGACAACACCACCAGGTGGGAATGTTACCATCGCTGCGGTGTTTGCTGCACCAACGAATGACATGTTCTGTAGTAAAGAACCATTATGTACTTCAAATAGATCTTGCCCTATATTTGTAGGCATGATCTGTGTATTTCTTAGATCATCTCCGTCAACTGATACGTTTCTTGGTACGAAGATTGGGTTATTCTCTGGATATATTCCTCCTGCTACTCTAATAGTGTCTCCTGCTTTTGCTACACCACATGCACCTTTGACTGATCTCTTTGCAGTTGATAGTGTTTTACCATCAGCAGCATCGTCTCCATCTTCTGCAACATAATATATGTTCAGTGTGGAAGCACCAGCTCCAACCCACTGTGTACCACCAGAATTATCTGCTGCTAATACAGATCCACCCGCACCAACAGTGTCGTTAGAATCACGGAATACACCATCAATTCTAACAGCACCCTTGACATCAAGGAGATACTCAGGTTGGGTGCTACCAATACCCACCCTATCATTCGAGTCATCATAAACTAAATTATCAGCACCACCAAATTTTCCGTCGGATTTTTTGTACTGTATTTGAGTTTGTAATCCCGATGCGTCTGTCTGAATGTCTGCTCCAGCACTCCACGAAACACCAGTTCCAACTGATATAAGAACATTATTATTTGCACCAGCACCTTCATTGCCATCAAATAATTTCTTTCTTATAATAACATCTTTATTGAAATCTATGTCTTTACCTGGCTGGGTGCTACCTATCCCAACCTGATTTGCTGCCAGAACGCCATCAAAATTGGCAGTCGTTGCTACGTCTAGACCGTATTTGGGATCAGTTTTACCAATACCAGTCTTATTATTGTCAGCATCAACTACTAGAGCGTCATCTCCGACCTCTAGACCTTTTTCTACCGCAAATTTCTTATTGACAGTCGCCATTTAACAAAGAACTCCTTGATATGTTTATTTATCAGCTAATACGCATGATGTAAGCGATAGCATAGTATGGTGGTAAGTTAGCATTAGTACCACTAACACCCTGTGCATCAACGGATAGTCCAGTTGATACTGATTCTGTATCAGCAGTGTATGCTGCTAGTCTGTCGCCATCAGGTCCTCCAGACTGTTCTAGTTCAGATATGTTACCTTGATCTGTGACATTACTAATACCACTACCAGCATAATTATTGCCAATGGTGCTTCCATCTCTTGAAGCAAATGCATAGTTATGCTCGTGTCCAGACTCTGTAGTTGAGTGAGTGTGTGATACAACTACTGCATTAGCACTACCACCTGTGCTGTCAGCAGCATATGCACTACCTCTACCAACGATAAACTTATCAACTAAGTTAGGTGTACCATTACTTCCATTACATAGAGCCCAGTTACTTGGAACGTTGGCATCTGTTCCAGACCACATTATAATACCACCGATAGGTATAGTACCATTTCCAACAAAGTCAGAAGCGGTAACTGTTCCACCTGCTGTGATGTCATCAGCAGCGTTGATATCATCCGTAGATGTTATCTGTTCTGCTTGTAATGTTGTTGTAACTGTAGCATTCTGCTGAACTACTAAGGTATTGACTGTGAGTGTAGCACCTGAGAATATCATTGATGAACTATCTTGTAGTTCTCCATTCAATCCTGAGAATACCACTCTACCTGAAGTCAAGTCTGATACTTGTGCACTTCCTGCAACCAATCCAGTTTGGAATGTACCAATACCAGAAGCAGTTATGTTACCACCTATGCTTGCATCACCTGTTACATCAAATACTCTACCACTTGTATTCTCAGCTATACCAACTGCAACTCTATCGAATGAATAAGAGTCAGTGTGATCGTATGATATTGGGCTGAACTTCTTCCAAGGTTGGCTAGAATCTGATGTTCTTACCCAACCAAGATAACCACCCTTATCGTACGTTGTGTTGATTATAACTTCATCTGTAGATGATGTAGGAGCAGTCTGGTTAGATCCATTCACCCCGATGATTACACTATTACCTACATTACCTGACCTATTACCTTTCAGTTCAATGTCAACTACCTCAGTATTTCCTAAACTATAGAAGTTAGAGTTGACTGTAAGTTCATCTAGTGTCAGTGTGCTAGGTAGTGCAGTGGTTGTAGTAGCGTCAAACTCACTAATAGTTGACTTCTCTTCACCAGTAATAGCATCTATCTTCTTCCTACCAACAAAGAACTCACCCTTGTCATTCATACCTGAGTACACAATTGTACCACCTCTAGAGGTAGTTGCCTGTGCTAGTAGTTGCTCGTCGTCATCTAAAACTCTGGTTTGAGTTTGTGGTAGTGACGTTGAGTAGTTACCTGGACCGAAACCAATGTATTCAAACGTATGTCCTGATGCCCTGATCGTACTATGACGTCTTGACTCCATGGGTAATACTTTGATCTTCACCGCAGCAGCATAAGCAGGGTGTGATGTAGCATTAGTACCCAATGCACCCCTTGCTATAGAAGTTGTAGCATTGCTTGTAATACGAACAATCTCATTCTCTATCTGTAGGTAGTCACCTCTTCTGAGCTTGGAGTGGTTCTGTACTGATAATGTATTAGTTGTGGTAGTAAGACCTGATGTTAGGTTAGTTGTAGTACCACCGTATATTGTTATACCTCTATTCTTTCCTCGTAAACCAATACCTGATCCATGTGCTATAGGTCCTGCTTGGAACGCTGGAGCTGTACCAGCATCCATCTTGACTGATACTGATGATCCATAACCAATCCTATCCTGAACTGAGAATGTTCCGTTGAATACTGTCCTATCGCCTGTGTTACCTGAAATTACAATCTCATCACCACGCTTTAGTCCTATGTCTCTATGTAATGTAACCGTAGCAATACCACTTATAGTATCATGTACAATATTATTGATGGCAGTTGCCACACCAACGTGGTACATGTATCCACCTGTAGATCCAACTGAGATATTACTCTTCTCAAACATCACCTTATTTGGATCTGTGATGTTGGTTATCCTACTAAGACCATTGTACTGATCACTTCCAACACCAACAATCTGAATAACATCACCCACATTGTTGTCGATTGAGGTGACAGTTACTTGACAGTCAGCACCTGGTGTAATGAATGGTACGCCCTTTACAGTAAGAACATCGCCTACGGTATAACCTGTACCATGATCAACTAAATCAATTGCTGTGATAGTTGCAGCCGCAGCGACAGTAACGTCAGCAGTTGCTCCTTTACCAGTACCACCAACTAGATCCACACTGAAGTAGAATTCAGCTGAGCCTGAGTTAGTACCGTACTGTGTACCACCAGTTATGTTACCAAGATTCAATATACCATTGAATCCATGGTCAACCTCAGTAAAGATACTGACATCTGTTCCTGAAACGCTGCTGGCAGTCAATCCAAGACCAACACCAGTGTCCTCTATTATATTAAGACTGGTTTCTTTTGTAATACTATGTGCAGGATCACTACCCTCTACCTGACCTATTGTGCCTCTGAGTGCATATGACTTGGTTGGTTCTGGATCGTCAACTGGGTTATCTACACTTACCTGTGGTCTGAGGTCATTGATATTTTGTGGGAATCTGTTCTGCCCAATATCAAATGGTGCTACCTCAGGTATGCTATGGTAAGATAACAGAGTTAGATTATAGATACCATCTTGACTGCCTGGTCTGTGTTCCTGAATTACTTGATGGTTGAAGATTTGATATGCATTACCATAATCTTTTCTTACGAAGTAAGGAGAGAACGTACGACCTGATCCAACAATATTGTTATTGTGTAATGTATATGGTACGTTAGCTGTGATAGTTGAAATACCGCCAGGATTAGTGCTTATACCAATACTAAACGTCTTCTTATCATTGATCTCTAATACTTCAAATACACCGTTATATCCTTGATTTGATAGTCCACCACTGTTATTCGTTGATCTTAGTCTGTTGATTTGTACAGTCTGACCTCTCTTCAACCTATGTGGGAACTTAGACGTGATGATACCAACGTTACTTGCCCATGAAGCATGGATGATGTTAGTATCTGTTCTAAGATCTGTATCACTAGCAAGGTCTACATTGTCGTTCTGGAACTTATCATCATCTATGACAGCACCACTATCTTGTATAACATAACCATTCTGTGGTGGTGCAGCGTTTGATGCTCCTTCAGGAATGATATAAGTTGCTTGATATATTTTCTCTAGGTCTCTTCTATTATCAACCTGTCTTCTAACAAATACGTTTGTTGTCTCAGGTGTAATACCAGTCTGGTTCTGTACTATAAACGTATGTAAATTATTACCTGAGTCTACATTTACGTGCCAACCAGTCTCATCCCATTGTATTGGGTGACCAGGATCACCTGGCACTTTACTTACCACATCAGAGACGACTGTTAGTTCACCACCAAGATTATTGACGCCAGCAATATTATTATTTGCTAGTGCATTATTCTTAGTTGTTGCTATCTTGATTTGGTTAGCAGCAAGTGATGCTGTTATAGCATAGTATGTCTTCTTGTGCTCTATACCATCAGGTAATGATCCAGTATCACTGAAGAACTTGATTGACTCACCTTGGAATAGATTATGATCTGCTTGTAGTGTTATAACATCACTTGTTATACTATTGATTCCAGCAGCTCTACCTACCATGTGGACTTTTTGACCAGAAGGTCCTACTCCACTAGGAACTGTCATCAATACATTTGCTGTTGATGTAATACCAGCAATGGTAAGGTTCAGTGTCTCACCAATCTTGTTACCAACAGTAAATATTGAAGTTTTATCTGAAGGAACTGTGTCCTTGTTCTTATAACCTCTGATGTATAACTTATTACTTGGTGCTGCGACTGTGTCTTCTACATCTATCTTCAACCAGTTGAAGTTTACTTGGTTAGCATAATTCTTCTGTGCTGGAAGTATGTTGACGAGATATCCCTTATCATCTTTATTGAACGCATCAAACTTGAATCCATCAGCACCTAACGCTTTCTCACCAAAGTTAGAGTTAGAGTTAGTGATAGATGAGTCACCACCTGACTCACAAATAAAGTGCTTACCACAACCTACAGCAAACGTAGATACTAACTGTAATACAGCATCATTAGATGCCTTGATATGAAAACTCTCATGAGTTGGTTTGTGTATTGCAAACGAGTCAGTGTGTAATGTAGTGGAACTTCCTAGTGTTGCTTGGTCTTTATAAGTTCCAGATACTGAGTCATACTTTACAAATGCATTATCATCCTTGTTTAGTGATACACCAGTGAACTGGGCAGCAACCATTGACTTGAATCCAGATGCTTTTGCACCATCAGCATGAAGTCCGTTCATACCAAACACTGATCTTACAGAACAGTTGAAGATATATGGAGATGATGATGCTACGGTATCACTTTCAATCGCAACAGTTGGAGCTAGACCTGACAGGTTGGGAGTTGCTGTAGATGCTGGTGCAGTTGTTACACTATAAGTAAACAACGTATCACTCAATACCTGAGTAACAATATGAACACCATCATACTCTGTACCGTTGACGTTACCTGATCCGGCTACGCCTCTTATTATAACTGGAGTACCCACGTTATAATCATGTGGCTCAGCAGTTTGAACCGACACAACTGTGGTAGCAGTGGATGATGATGGGTTTACACCTGAATATATGTCCTCAATCTCAATTGCACCTACCTGAGATAGTTCTCCAACGATTCTTGATTCGTCTGTTACCTTCTCAAAGTCTGTATTACTAGGATATGATGGGATAGCACGACCAGAACTGTTACCAAATGCCAGTGTCAACTTAGCATAGTACATGTCTAGGTCAGTTAGACCCTTACCACTTATCTGATTCTTACCATCAGCAAACTCAAATGCAGTTAGTTTATGGTGTGAGAAATTTGGTTGATATACTGATGTTGTATAATCTTTGAATATTCTATCTGCTGGATCTCCATCAAATATTGTAACTTCTCTGAAGTAACAACCACCAGTAACTCTGAAGATCGCACTATTTGCTATGTTGGTATTAGCTGGGTCTGGTACAAACTTAGGTCTTACCTTAGTTTTTCTGAGATCCATACCAACGATGGATGTACCACGTGGCATGATGACACCACCATGTGCAGAGTTGAATTGAAAGAGAACGTTCTGATCGCTCTGTACATCAAACTCTGTACCTATAGAGAATTCATTTATTGCCTGACTAGAACCATTGACATCAGTAACTGCTCCCGCAGTATTGATCTGATAGCCTGGTCTATTGTCAATATAATGAATACCTGGTGCTACTACAATAGTAGTCTTATCAAACTTATCATTATCTTTACCTAACTGATATGAAAATCTAGCAGACTCAAGTAATGCCCTCTGGATAGTTTTAAAGGGTCTAGTTCTAGAATTACCTGTGTTGCTTATATCATCAGTCGCATCTAATTCTTCAGGGTTAACGTATAAAACATTACCCTGTATATTTTTTAGAAAATTTTCAAGTCTACTTAACGGCATTACCTATAAATCCTGACACCAATTCCTTCAACCTATTTAGCAGCCATCGTCGTTGAACTTTGTGTGTATCAGTACAATATAGTCCTCATCCTCTACATCTTCGGGTTCTTCTTCCAAAAGACGCTGATCGTAGATTTTCAAGTTGGAGTCCATTACCGTCGTGGCAAACGTTGTAAGATAGGTGAAATATCTGATTCTACTCTCTGTACAATCTTCTCTAATATATCCACATCAATGTTCATGAACGGTGGTATAATACCCAACATTCTTAGTAAACCATCAACAAAAAGTGCGAGTGTAGTGAAACCAAGTATCATACTAATGATAGTGGCATCTCTGTTATGCTTACGCATTGACTCCTCGTCAATCCTTCTTGCTTCAGCAACTGCGTCGGCAATTAGTTGATTCACTTCTTGCTTTGTGTAGTATTGTGTCTCAAGATTGAGTTTCACAAACACATCTGAAGTTGGAATCTGACTGACTAATTTTTGTATCATTTATTTTGTCTTTAGGATATGTATAACAATTCTATCTCCTCATCAATCTCCACTGCCTTTTTTGACATTTGATGTATTGTACAGAAGTGGTCAGCATCGTCACAATCAATTGTTTGCACCTGACCATCACACCCATGGATCTTTACAGATGCCCTTGGGATGTTGATTTCGATTTTACTGACGTATTCTTCAATGTACATAAGAGATTTTGTAGTTCTCCCTAATATAACGCAGAAGACTGCTTATGTCAATCTTCTATGGTTTCTCCGTCTTTGACGTTTGCCATAGCATTATACTGTCCTGCGATACCAGCACCTAGGTTGTTTTTGATTTGAACCTGTCTGCCATCATAAAGGATTGCTTCAATGTATAGTTCTTGCCATACACCGTATGGAGTTATTTGAACTACCATTGACTCTGGTTTGATCTTGTTCGCCCATGCATCAGGAAGACATATGAGTCCATCGGGTGGAATCTTACCTTTGCATCTAATAGTGGCTTTGCTTGGTGAATACTCTTCTGCTGCCATTTGCTGATATATTATTACTTCAGTATTTATACGTTACCTAGAATACTTAGGATCGTCATACTTAGGATCTGGATAATCCTCCCAAGTTTCTCCTTGATATTCTACCACGAGTGGATTGACGTCTTTTCTCTCAGCATATACGTGGTAAAAACAATCAGTGACACCTTCAAGTGTTATCTTACTATCATCCCATTCCTTTACTATAATATCCTGTGTTGATCCAACTGGTTGTGTTTGAACCGTGATACTATCAATCACCACTAGGTCTTTCCAGTAGTCAGGTAACACAATCTCATTGTCCTGTGTTCTACCTCTGAAATATACACCAACCTCAGGTCCTTCAATACAAGCATATCTAAGTCTATGTCCTTCTCCCTTACTGGGATGTACCATATCAAATGGTTTAGGTAAACTGTCAGCAGTTTTGTGTCTTGATTCTAATCTACCTTTAGATAAACAATCAACCGCACCAGTGACATAAACATCACCATCTATTACTAATGCATTGACACCTTGAGCACCACCACCATTACCAACTATACTTACGTCACCCTCTACATCCAATGCTCTACCCTTCATCTTGGGCTCAAATTTTTGAAGACCTATATCTGTACCTATGTTAATATGTCCAAACGCTATATCACTATGCTCTCCTAGAAACACAGGTCCTACTGCTGAAAGAGTTCCTACGTATGGTTTATCACCATCAAGAGTCTCTACTGATTGATCAACATGTGGTTCAGGTCCTATTACGATTTTACCTGAGAAAATATCTGGTATATTCATTTTTGTATTTTACTAATGAATTCTTTGAGTGATGGTGGTATGATCTTAGAGTTAGATTCATGTACATGAACAAACCCTCCTTGCAATACATGTGCAGCATCTGATCTTGCTATAAGATTCTGTGTTGCAATGACTTGCACGTTACTACCATTCAATTTAGCAGTTTTCTTTGCTTCTGCAAAGAAATCCTGATTTGCATTTAGTTTTATATTACCTTCTTCAGCATCAGTTGCTTCCATAACTATCTTCGCAGCGTTCACGTTGAACTCACCACCACATTCAATATTGAAGTCTCCGTCTACCTTTATACAAAGAGGTCCTGATCCTGACTGTATAATGTTAGAACCAGGATTATCTACCTCTATACCTCTTTTGGATCTTATTTCCCAACCACCATCTCTGAATAAACGTAAGGTTGCATCCGATCCTGCCTTTAACTGGCAATCTGCTTTTCTCAGTACATCTTTATCTTCCCTACCGATCCTTAGAGAACCGTCATGGGGATGATTTATTATAATTGGTGGTACTTTATTCTCTGACATTATGCACCTCTAGGGCAATCCACTACAGTAAGGACGCTTGTGCTTGGTATGCTTGGTGATGCATATTCTTTGACTGGTACAAATTTTGTTCTAGGTCTTAGAACTGCACCATAACCAGTAGAACTGTTCACAGCAAGACCAGATAAACCACCACCCATTGGGCAAGATCCTTTTAGTCCTACTATTCTACCATTGATTACCTCAGGTGTCATCACACAACCATCTGATGTTGATACTGTGTCGGTTGGTTGGTATCCTGTGCCTGTGCTGACAATATCTGCACCTTCAATTACACCAACTACTTCTTCTCCTGCACTACCAGATCCAAGATAACCATCACCTGTCTCTATCATGATGACCTCTACAACCTTTTCATCCTCTATAACTGCTATACCAGTAGCACCCCTACCATTCTCACAATTGTCTATAAAAGATACATATGGAGTCTCAGTATATCCAAATCCAAGATCTTTCATGTCTACACCCACAACTTGTCCTATTTCATTGACAACTGCCTGACCAAATGCTCCGAAACCACCTCCACCAAAGAACTGCACACTAGGTGGTTGGCATGTCTCAGGGTCATATGGATTACAAGGACCTGCTAATTTCTCCATCTCACTCATAGGTCCTGGATCTCCAGTCATACCAGGAAAAATATTGTCCATCATACCATCAATACCCTTACCAGTCTTATTCATAAGGTTTGTCATCCCAATCATCTTAGCAAAGTCCATATCTTTCTTGCCTGTCTGTCCTTTGTTCAACTCAACATCTAAGTCTAACTTACACTCAGAATCTTCACAAGCAAGAAGTTTCATAAGACCTTGAATAGCACCTATTGCTTTACTCAACATTCCTCCGAAATTGGGTAAAGAAATACTTGGTATAAGACCTTTGATACCAGCCATCAATGGAGCGATTGCTTTCTGTATATCATCTGTTATCTTACCTAAGATACCTGATAGGAAAGACTCAATAGCACATAAAGGAAAGTTCAACAACTTACCAATCAAACTCTTTATTGCTTTAGTAATAAGATTTTTCAATCCTTTCATTATATTTTGCAGTAAACAATAGATACCATCCTTTGCTTTTTCTATACCTATTTGTTTTGCTAAGAAGTTAGGGTCAAGAAAATCCATTGCACCACTTACCGCTTCGTCAATGTTATTGAATAACTTAGTTCTAGTATTTGCTATGACATTGGATAGACTTCCTGCCATTTTCTTGGCAGCATAATCCACTAATTTGTCTACATTTACCACAGTATTCAATACTGGATCTATGTACCCTGCTTTAGTCTTCTCTAATTTCTGTAGAACCTTCATCAAATCACCAAGTGCTCCACCCATATTCTTCAATGCCTTGGATGGTGTGCTACACTCTGATGCTTTGGTTAGTTTTACTACTTTATTGTTCTCTATCTTACCAATAGTGTCAACCTTCTTACCACTGGATGCTAAAATCTGATCATTATTGTCAACAATTGTGCCACCTTCAAATGTAGAATCTCCTCCACCAACCTTCGTAGTTACTCCCAAACCCCCTGTTATGAAGGGGTCAACCGAGATTGGGGAAAATCCTGATGAAGCAGCAATTTCTACCTCTTTCCAGTCAATGAGGTTCTTCATATTCTTATGCTGTGCTAGAGAACCGAATATGACTGGTTGCTGTGCCTCTATACCATCAAGGAAGAATCCAAAAACTGTCTCGCCACCTTGGAGAAAATTACTGAAACCAAAGTGATTGATACCTGATCCAAACGTGGGTGGCAATAAGAAATGTGCCCACGGTAATTCATCATCCGGTATGTCATTAGTTGATGGATGCTTCCCTATTATTCTTACTTTTGCTCTATATCCGTAATCGTTTGTTTCTTTATTTTCTTCATTTCTCCACGCAGAGTCTATTACTACTTGTCCAATGAACCAGTAGAACCCATCTTGTCCAAGATGTTGCGTTTTTATAGACTCTTGTTCAAGTACCATTAGTCGTCATATACTAGACACTCTGGTTCGTCAGGGTGAACATCACAAAATACCTCTAATACATTAGGGTCGTGGTGATCTCCCGCTTCGATTTCATCTTTATGATGCTCGACATATTCCTCCAAATCATGCAACTCATCTTCAATATGATGACGCATTGGTTCAGAAGTTTTAGGATTTGCTAGGATTTCTTTATCCTTTGCAATGTGATCTTCAATAGATTTCATTATTCCTCGTATGGTAGATAGTGTTCTCTAACAAGTGTAAGTCCTGTATAATCTCCCACAGGATTACCAAACTCATGTGATAATCTTGCGATAAGATACTTACCAGAACTTGGTGTGACGCCAGCAGTGGTGCCTTCGCCAGTATTTAGGTCGGGAAATTTGAAGTTTAGTGTCATACCAACTTCAAGATTCAAGTTCATGGGAATGGTGACATCAAGCATTTGAGAGTATAGTAATTGATACTGTGAAGCAGCATGTGCTTGTCTCCAAGTCACTTTCGTAGCAAGTTCTGCTAACTCATTGTCTTTTGCAGTCGTTGACCCAAGATCAAGAACACTTAGTATACGACGAGATACCTGTTCATCAGCTGAACTAGCAACCTCACCGTCTGTTTCCGACTTATGAATGTAGAAATTTACATTTCTATCCATTATATTATACACCATATTAGAAGTTTGGTATTGACCCGCCCTAAGTTTTTTGATGAGATCTTGACTTTCTCTAAATTTTGGTGTTGAAGCAAGTGTGAATGGATTAGTATTCATTGCATCTTTAGCTCCAACCTTTTCATAGACTGGGAAGTCAGATTCTTTTTCCATCATCTCCCGTATAGACCTAAAATTATATCCAGTTTTTTGAGTCTCAAAGAACATAAAACCACATAAACCTTTCTCAGGTGATTCTTCTTCAGCCTTAGGTGTTACTGATTTTGTTGCTAGTCTATTGATAAGGTTGATAGGTCTTGTATAATTTCCACAAAAATCATATGTATTTGAAGTTGGCTTTACAACCTGTCTAGACGGATCAGCACCTAATATTGATGTAAGTATCGTCCCTACTGTCTTGGATATTGCACCTTTGTACTTATTAGATACTCTTGTTGTATGATTACTCAGAGTTGTTGGAGTAATGCACGTCAAAGTGTACATTTGTCTCTTGTCTTGATGAGTTCCGTTATCAATATTGACTATGATTAGATTATTTTTCTTTGCCTGACTAAATTCAAAAATCTCCTCGTTTTCTAAACTTGCATGTCTGAATGACAATTCAACTGACATTCCAGTCCTTATAGGTAACTTATCTAAAAGACCATTAGTATCCACACAAGTTATCTTTACTATTAGAGTATTACCAAAACCCTCATAATACTTACAGAATAACATCTGTCCCATCAGAGATTGAGCTACATTAGTCTCCTCAGGCACCTTAATATCTCCAGCCACATCAAACTTTATCAGTTTGTGACTTCTTGTCCATAAACCAGCAGTTACTTCTTCTGACATTATACTGACATATACCCGTTTATCTCCATCATATTTATTGAGGAACCTCCACCAAACATTGCTATAGTATTACTATTATCAATTGAGACATTAGTTGTTTGATTACCTTCTTGAAGTACATTGAAACTCGTATTTACTGGATTGCTCTTTTCATAGAATTTCTTTATCCTTTTGAATTGTGGACTATTGAAATACTTTTGGATGTCGAAATCACTTTTCGAGAACGGGAATTTCTTTTTAGGCACGACCTTACCCTTAGGATAGGGGATTTGAAGATCTGTAGGACCTAAGTTGAAGAAGTCAATTATCTCAGTATCTACCTTGAACTTGGGGTCAGCTGCTCTCCTTTCTAAGAAATTTCTATATGACCTATAAAGTGTCATCTCTGCATCAGTCATTGGATCACCAGTTACTATCTTTCTAAGCATATTACTTTGCATCAACTCAAATCTAGAATACTCAATATCAGTTTTATTGATTATTTCCTCACCTTGTCTCATTTGTTCTATTTCTTGTAATGAAATCTGTGTAACTTTATTCCTATATCTTTCAATTTGACTTGATATTCTTCTTTGAGATTTGAAGTAAGCATTGGTCAATTCTTTATTATTTTTGAACTTAGCTGCTTCTGTTGACATCTCTTTGGAGAACTTCATCAAATTTCTTATGGCTTTATCATATATGTCAACCTTATCTACTAAAAATTTCTTACTTCTAACCTGTCTTACTATTCTTCTATTGTCATCCAGTACCTTATTAGTCTTGTAGTTTATTCTACGAATTTGTCTTCTAACTTCTATAGTTCTAGTTACATTTTTGTTGATAAACTGAGGTTTGACAAAGAATGGTATATTATTTGGTTTTACAATGCTACCACTACTTGTATTTGGTATTGCAATTTTACTACTACCAAGATTTGGAAATGGATTAGCAGTGCTACCAGGAGTAACATTGATCATTTTCTTTGGTATAAACCCCTTTCCGAATCCCTTTGCTCTACCTCTCAATAATATGAACAGTGCAATATTGACAGGATCTGTAAATGAATCTACAAAATCTCTTCCAGTTTGTAATATACTTTCTTTTAGTATCTCTCCGTAAGGAATTCTTTTTAGGATATACAAATCCCTTTGAAGCGTCTCCTTAAGATTTCTTGGTTTTTGATTGGGATTTGCTACGTCAAATTCAACTTCATTAGAAGTATCTCCACTAACTGTATCTGATAAAGGTCGTTTTGGTCTAGCAAACCTATTGATAAAACCACCTAAACCACCTTGTCTTGCTGGAATAACAAAATCACTATCTCTTGTTCTTGTGCGATCAAAGTCATCCTGTCTAAGTTTCTCAAATTTATCAAGGACTACATCAAACTTGTCAAGTGCTGATCCAAAAAGTGTAGATCCTTTTTGCAAATCAACTTTCTTCAGTTCTAATTTCCTTCTAGTCTCCTCATTTGCACCTGTTATAGAGTCAGCAATGTTACCACCTGACGTAGCACCAATAAAAGAACCTAAAAGACCACCTAACGCACCACCAACAACCGTTCCAGCACCTGGTACAATAAAAGATCCTATGAGTGCACCTAACTTTGCACCCGCAGCTCCACCAGCAATTGCACCACCTGTTGTGGCAACAGCACCAGTCCCTGCCTGTACATTAGTTTGACCTGATGCCTTCCTATCTAAAAAATCATATCCAGTAAATGCTACTGTCAGAAGTGAATTTAGCTTTGATCCATTTCTTAAGATATTTGTATTGACTCTTCCACCACTTGATATAGTTGGTTTAGTTCTGAATATCTTGAACCTTCTTGTACCACCCCCTGTAGTTGGACTAGGTTTTCTAGGTCTAAACCTTCTTATAACACCAATACCAGCACCACCACCAGCTAATCCAAGTAAAGCATTAGCTCCTGTTTGTCTTCTTTGCTGTTGCCTATCAGCCCTATCCTTGAACGCTTTGTTTAGTTCTTCTCTATCTTTTTGAAGTCTAGATTTTATCTTTAAATTTCTAAGACTGAGTAGTGACTCTCTTTCACTACCTATTTGCATCAACTTGGTTGTTGCTGTAAAATTACTCATGCAGTAACTCCACCGAAGATTGCTGGTGAGTCATACTGAATAATGTTGTGGAAGTTGTCTATAGTAACACCATCATTTGAACTATAATCTGTTGATACAGTTACACTAGCAGATGATGCGTTACCGTCTATCATCGCAACGTTTTTCTGATTATTTGGCATCACAAATGTATTAGAACTGATTTTATCCTCACCACTCCCTTCTCCATCATCTTCACTTATAATCTCTTCAAAGAGAGGTGATAAATCAAATACTTCATTTTCTGATGTATTTGGTCTTATGTTTGGCATTGCTTGTAAGAATCCACCTAATTTCTCCGCATCCATATTCTTAAATGGTGTCAAATCAGTCGCAGACAATTTTTGACCTTCTGGTAATGACTTGTTTATCTCAAATAATGCTAATTCTCTTTGCAATTGTTCAGTGAATAGTATCTTATCAGCATCAAACTTGAGACCTTTTGCGTCAAACATCTCTTCTACAGCACCCAATGGATCATCAATATTGAACAAACCGACTCCAGATTCTGCATCTGGGTCTAAATCAGTTTGGAATTGATTGATTTCACTTAGAGTCATGTCAGAAACTGGAACTGTCTTTCCACCTATTTGATCCAAACTTCCACCTGATTGATCTTGAAGAAGATTTTGTAACTCCATCAATCTATTGTTCTTCATCAAATTAGGGAACAACCCTGAAGATGTTATTTTAGTACCATCAGCAGCACTTGTTGAAATACCACCAGGTATGATAGGACTTACTCGATCAACTCTATCTGATTGTAATCTGTCAATCAGGAATGAAAATCTTTCTAACTGTGTTTTGAACCTGTCTACATCTGGTTGGTTTATGGTTTGATCTGTTACTAACTGCTTTCTTACAAGTTCTCCTCTTACCTTATCAGCATCACCGTCTCCTCCTTTACCAGCAAGTGCTCCCAATCCCATCAAACCAAGGAGTGGTAACAAGAGTCCTAATTTACCAGCACCAGCTCTAGGAGATAGACCAGCTCTCATTCCAGTTTGTGGTTTTACTCCTCCTCTCTTACCAAAACCTAATAGTTGTGATATTATAATCGCTGATCCTGTTATAACCTCAGGCAAATATTGTGATAGTGCTGCTCCTGTGGCAAGAGTTAGATCTCTTGCACCAGCACCAAAATTACCTTGCTGAAAGTTACCCATCGCTGATGCTAAACTAACACCAGCCACAAGTGCTGCTACATTCATCAGACTTCCCTTCAGACTTTCTGTAGTCTTAAGTTCTTTCTTTAGTAACTTTACTTCTTCATTATAATATCTTTCTCTTGATCTTATATCTCTATTGAGTGACTTTCTTATAACTGACATACTCTCTTCCATTCTGTCCAAATTGGAGAACATGGAAGTTACCTTTGCTGATACTACATTTGTATTAGTCTCTTGCTGTGCCTGTGCATCCAGCAGAAGATTTACCTTCTGGTTTACTTCCCCCGAAGAAGGCATCATTGATGATAACTTTGTAATATCAGCCATTAGCTTGCTGTACTTCTAATCGTTGTTTTTCTAATGCACTAGCTAGGTATTTTACATATACCTCTCGCTCCCATGGTATCATCGACTCTATATCACTCAAAGACCACTTATGGTGGTGAATCAAACTAAAATTCGTCTCTAGAAAATTATCTATTGACGTGTGATATAGCATTATCCGAAAAAATTTGCCAAACCCTCAATTTCAACTTTAGTAGCAACCTGTGTATTAGGATTGATGACCTCTCCTTCATACTTCAATTTTGGCATAGTAGCAAAGAACTGTTCAATTTTTTTGAACTGAGAACTGCTAAGTTGCTCAATGAAATTGACAATCTCCTTTAATGTACAATCATCCTGTGTCCATGCTTCTTCTTCTGTATAAACAGTGTCGACACATTTTGCTACAGAATCGAATGCTGCATCAACTCCATCGTCATCAGCTTTGTCAGTGACTGTAAAGTTAGTTCTTAGGAATTCATCCATAGATGGATATTTCATAAGAATACTAATCCCACCACCAATATCAATTTTCTTATCATGTCCTTCTGGTACATCTAATCCGATGTCAGATAGTCCAATAGTAAGTGGAACTTGTGTATCTGGTTCATCATTACAGTTGACAAGTAATTCTACAGTCTCACCTACAGATTTACCTCTTATATTGAGAAAAAGGTATTCTAAATCAAATGCTGGAAGTTCATCCACTTTGATTCTAGACTGTACACAAGATTTTATGACATTTTTCACTGTGGCGATAATGTCTTTTTGTTTACCACTCTCAAGAGCGATAAGTAGTGCTTTTTCCTCTTTTACAAGAAAGGGTCTATATTTTACTGGTTTACCAGTAGATAGTAGCGTCAACTCAAATGTGGGTGCTACAACTTTAGGTAATGGCATAATCTTTCAATTCAATCGTTTTATTTAGTATAGCACTAAGAACCTAATCCTTCATTATAAATTCTAAGTTGCTCAGAAGCAGAAGGTTGACCATCAGGACCCCATTCATGCTCTTCTGCCTCAATGAAGTAATCGTCATATTCTTTACCAGTTCCAATGTTACTAGACACGGGTTGTTTTATTGTTTTATCTATTATAGGATCTCTAGTCTTAAATTTGTCACTTGTAAGGAATCCGTTACCATTTGATGCAGTTCTGTCAATATAAAAGTACTCATATTTGAACGAGACTGTTGTTTTTATGAGTTCAGACTTACCATATGCTAATGGAGAAGCAATAATATTGACTGGGAAAGCATTTTGAAGATAGTAAGTAATACTATTAGATCTGTTGAATGCAACATCAAAATTATCAGATTTATCTAGTCTCTTACCCTTATCATGCACCTCCTTACTAAATGCTGTAATTTCTATAGGGCATTTGTAAGTTCTTGGATATTGCAACCTTCTAAATGATGGAATATCATTGATACGGTCTGTGGTATTGAATCCATGTCCACCTCTGGATAAGTGAGTAGGTGATATAAACTCTAACCAAGCATTGAAGACATCATTGGTATAATAGTCTCTTTGACTATACCATGTAAGGTTTATATCAGGATATCTCCTAAATGTAGCATAATTCTGCGAAACACCTTGTCTCAACCCATCTACCTGAGATGTTTGAATCTGTGAACCAGGTAATAATGCTTCTGAGCAGAATAATGATAGAAATTGACCTGGTGATGCTTGTTTATCGTATAAAGTGCTTTGAGAAAGATAACTTGCTAGACTTTGAGAATTTTCAAAATTTATTGATACATCATATATGTTATTGAAGGCTGGTGCAATACCACCATTTGCTACTCTTGATCTATATAATTCTTCCGTTGGCATGCGGTGCCTATCATTTCTATAGACACTTGGTACTCTAGCCATCTAAATATAGCGTGAACGTGTATACTATGTATGTCATATCAGGGGAAGTTTCGTCCCAGAAACTCAAAAAAGTATAAGGGCAACCCCCAAAATATCATTTATAGGTCACTTTGGGAAAGAAAGTTCATGGTATATTGTGATGAGAAACCTCAAATTCTCACATGGGCATCAGAAGAGTTCTTCATACCATACTATGACCCAACTACCAAAAAAGTGAAGAGATACTTTCCTGACTTCTATATCAAGTACAAGAATCTACATGGTAAGGTGGTGGAAAAAGTAATAGAAATCAAACCATTGAAGCAATGTAATCCACCCACTCAGAAGAAAAAAACAAAGAAATATATGTATGAAGCACTAGAATATGCAAAAAATCAAGCAAAATGGAAGGCAGCAAAAGATTTCTGTGCTGACCGTAAATGGGAATTTCAAGTAATGACGGAGAAGGAACTTGGCATATAGCGACGAATTTCCAGACTCAACTTATAGTGGGAGTCCTAAACCTGGCACCCTTTCTATCTTCAGATATGGTGCAAAATATAAGAAAACACTCCCATATTGGGATAGAAACCCACTATGCTACATTTTTGGAGCATCTGGTGGTGCATTCTATGGTCTAAACTTACACTACAACCCCCCTACTAACAGGAGAGCAATTCTGAGTTATATTGATAATGGTGGAGATCCGACAAAGGTTCGTGGGTACCATAAATACCTAAAGTCTTATATGGATACCCCTTTCATTGTACTTGGTATGAGTGACTGGGACAAAGCATTATCCTATGGTATGGAAGAATTCCGTAGAGTTATAGGTTCTGTAGAGTTGGGTGTCGACGCAGCGACAGTACAAAAAGGTGGTTTTTACAAGTAATGTCATTAGCAGAAGAACAAAAAGAAGCAAATAATTACGCAATGCAAAATTGTGTATATGAAGGTGGATCTCTCGCGGGAGGAGATTTAGGAAATACCTACTCATGTGAGATGGGTATAAATGGTAATATTGGTACAGATGCAGTAAATGATGATGGATATCATAGAATTGAAGTAGATATAACAGAGACTGATGGAAGTGCTGGAACAGAAGAGGTATATGTAAAACCAATATTATCAACAGATGTCACTGGAGATAATTTTGGATCAGTCATAAGAATTGAAACTTTGAGTGGTGAAGTAATAGATTTAGACACAGAATTGGGTAAAAATTTAGTGAAATCTGATAATTTTAGTGAGTTATATACTAGAACATTAGCACAATTGAAGTATGTGTCAGAAACTTCTGGAGTACAAAACTTCGTCTTATCAAAAGATCAATGGGAAGCAGCAAATGAAGCAATCGCAAGAAATGATGACGGTGATCTAAAAGACTTATGGGATAAAATAAACACAGATGAACATGTAAGGAACTCAAGTTTTCCTCTGTTATTCAAATATAAAGACTTGGATACTAATGAGTATAGTGAGGATAATATTGGTGTTAGAATATCAACTTCAGAAGGGGAAACCACCGTCATAAATGAAAGAGAAGAAGAAGAACAAACAGTAGAAAATTTAGATACAAACAATGGATTAGGAGAAATATTCAAATTATTCCCTGTTCTAAAATATCCTGCTGATGCTGCATATGGGGCTGGTGGTCAAGATTATATCAGATTTGAGACTTTTAAGTATAAACCACCCAATGTAGGTGCTTTTAATAAAGAAAGAAGACGTGACGATAATCCAGCAGTAATAGATGTAATAAAGGGTTCAGGTCCAACTAGATCTACAAATCTTGGAGATTATGGTAATACAATAAAATTACCTATTCCAAATGACCTAAGAGTAAGTAATGGTGTTGAATGGGGTGGTGGTAAAGCAAATGCGATGGAGATGGCAGCATTTCAAGGTGCTACAAACAAAATTGGTGAGGTTGAAGATGGTGGTTTCGGTAACGTATTCAAGGGTATGGATAATATTGGTAAATTCATAACTGAATTTAAAAGTTTAGATAATGATGACAGAGGTGGTGGAACAGCAATGACAGCATTCCTTGCAAAGATGATGTTATCTTCTATCAATATAAATGTAGACACTAATCAATTTGTTGCACGTTCTTTGGGAATAGCAATAAACCCAAATCTAGAATTATTGTTCTCAAGTCCAAAGTTGAGAAATTTCACATTTAGATTTGATTTTGCACCAAATGATGAGCAAGACGCAAAAATGTCTAGACATATAATGAGAGTGTTCAGACAAGGCATGCAACCTACTGGGTATGCTGGTAGGCAGTCTGGTCAACGTATAGGAACCGCAAATATCTTTATTGGTGCACCTAGAGTGTTTAGAATAGGTTACTTCAATGGAACTAATAGGATTAGAGGTTTACCTATACATAAAATATGTGCTTTGACACAAGTATCAACAAACTTTACACCTGAAAATGTTTACCAGTCTTATGCAGATAGTAATGCAGTGTCTAACCCTGTTAGATCAACCATGGAATTAGCATTTACTGAGTTGACTCCAATATTTGCCGAGGATTACTTAGATCCAAATGGAGATGGTGGAACAAAAGAACAGAAAGCTAATGCAAGTATAGCAGACTTGATGAAACCAGAAGGTGAGGGAGGAATCCTTCAAGGGGATAATAAAATCAATATTGAGGATATTGGATTCTAATGGCTTATTTTACAAACTTTCCGAAAGTATCACTTCCATCCTTTGCTGATAACAGGAGATCATCTCTTGATTTTGTCAATTCGACAAATTTATTCAAAAGAGGAAAAATAAGAGAAGAAATTATAGGTAGCATAGCTGCATTTGAAAGATTTTCTATAAATGGTGATGATAGACCTGATAATGTGGCATTTAGAGTATATGGAGATTCTTCATTAGATTGGGTAGTTCTGATAAGTAATAATATACTAAATGTGAGAGATGAGTGGCCAATGAATCAATATGACTTCAAAAGATATATTGATAATAAGTACTCAACGACACTTCTTACACAAATTCACCATTATGAGTCAAAAGAAGTAAGAAACTCAAAAGGACTTCTTTTACAACAGTCTGGAATATGGGTTGATGCAGATCACTCCTTCTCTTGGTCTGAGAATGGTAAGAAGTATACTCAAACTGGAACCACGTCAGTATCAAATTTACAGTTTGAAGAAGATAGAAATAATAAGAAAAGATCAATCAATGTAGTAAGATCTAACTATCTTGAAGTTATAAAAGAAGATATGAGGGAATTACTCACATATACTGATAGTAGTCAATATGTCAATAGAAAACTGAAAAAAGGATCTAATCTAAGAATTTTGTCTCCTCGCTAGATGGTGAGGATTGTTCTCACTATGAGGAACATCCCAAACTAGAGTATATCTGTCAACATCACTTACATTGACAGCACCATGTGGTATCTTGTTGTTGAACCAAAAGAAAGTGCCAGGTGCAACATAGAATTCCTGATTACCGACTTGATATAAGTATACTCCTTGTAACGATAAGTGATATCTATCTTTGTTTTGGTAATATAACCCCTTATCAATATGCCTTAGGACTTTATCGCCTGGTTTGAGCCGAAAGAATCCTGCTCTACCTGTTTCCTTTATATTATGCCTTTCCCAAAATTTATGCACATTTTTGTACTTATCGTATAATGGTGTTTTTCTTTGTCCCATCGCATCATGCGGATCTTCGCCTTTTTCGACTTTTGCCCAAACTAACGGTAAAAACCCATATGGGCTCTTATCGCCACCTACACCTCTTTGCTTAGATACCCAATCCCAGTCATCTAAGTCCATTTCGTCTAAAAACGGTTTTACGTCAATATTCTCTTCTATGATAATAATGTTTTCCATGAAAAAACCTTAAGGGTCAATTTTTGGTCGGAGTTTTTTTTGCCCTTTTTTTGAAACAAAAAGTCGTTTTTGGTACAGCTTAGGCATGAATAAGTATGTGGAAAGCAATAGATACTCGTGACTTCTCTGACCTATTGACATCAACATAGTGAATCAAATTGCTGTTGAAATAAACTCCTTTGTTTGCTTTAGGTTTTATAACACATGCATTATGATCTGATTTAGGTACAACTGCTGTATTCAAGTACCTATTAGTAAATGGACTCATGATAATAAGATCACCACATCTTGGTGGTGCTTTCAACCAGTATGCTCCACTGATCTGTCCATAAGTATGATGATGCATCATATTAGATGCACCTTTACCGTTTATGTTAGCAAAAAGATGGACACATTCCAGACCTCTTGGTCTTACTATGTCATATGACTGTAGATATTCATAGCAATTATTTACTATCATCTCTTTCAAAGGATTGAACTGTGGCATCTTATCGAGTCCAGTTTTCTGCCAACCATCTACGTTAGAGTATCCGTCTGACTTAGGATCTTTTTCATGTAGTTCCATTACATGCCTAAGAGAAAGGTCTAGGACGGTAAGACTACCATCCCAGACCCCTACATGTTCATTGAAGGATAAGATATCCACTTACTCTTCTGCTAGTTTCTGAAAGTAACTTAGTGCATCATCATCTTCATTGACTGATGCTGGTGCAGATGCAACAACAGGTTCTGGTGTTGCAGTTACGATCTCTTCCTCTTCATTAGCAACTTCTGGTGCTACAGGTGTTCTCTTGTTGTTTAGAACTGCATTCAATCTGGTTTCTAAATCTTGATATGATTTGAACTCAGATGGATTTGTAAATTCTTTGAGAGAATACTGCTTCTTCCATAGTGCTTCAAGTGCATCATCATCGTCAAGTAATGCAGAAGATGCAGCGAACTCAGAACTATCATAGTTTCTGTATCCTGCTACGTTCTTTGCTTTCAACTTGAAGTTAGCACCCTGCCAGAAATCGAATGGATCGATTGCTTCCTCGTCCTCGAACTCAGGTTGCATTGCTGCTGTAATTTTGTCAAAGATTTTCTTACCAAATTTATATAAGAATGTTTGACCTTCGTTATGAGGATTGGTTGGATCTTTTACAACATAGATGTTTGCAATGTAAGTAAGTTTTCTCTTCTGCTTACGTGCAAGGTCTTTGTCTGCATCTATGCCACTGTTCCATAGTAGTCTGTTGTACTCTGACACAGGATCTTTTTGACCAAGTGTAGTTAGACTATTCTCTATGTACCAACCACCAGGTCCTTGGAAAGCATGTGACCATACCTTTGCCC